GCAGATGATCTAAGTAGAAATATATTATGTGAAAATTAAACATTCTTCTATTTCATATACATTACTTTCACTTACCTTTCTTTTATTATTCTTTGTTTTACTAGCTACTCTTTCAATTAGTTCAGTTCTATCATTATTTCTATAATATTTAACTTCTTCCCAAAAATCATATATCTTTTCCATTGAATTAGCCCACCAAACACGATCTCTTTTAACAAGAGTACATTCATACCTAGTTATTTTCCACCATTTTGCTTCAATAAATGTATGACCGTCTTTTGTAATTTGTTCTTTTGTTGTGCTAATCCAATTAACATAATCTTCATAAGTTAAACATAATTCAGGATATAAATAGCTGTAAGTAAGTGAATTACTCTTTTGATACGTTAAAGTACATCCTTTTGGTAAATTTTCACAATTATATCCATCTTTCATAACTCCATTATAAATATATTTATCTTCAACATATTCATTTTCATTTTCATATTCTTCTATTTTTACTTGTAAGAAATCACATTCTTCTAGATTGCAACATTCCATCTGTCCTTGCATTTGATATCCATAATGTGGTGGAACTGTTTTAGTAAATTTTCTTTTTGGTGGAACCTTAATTTCTAACATTCTCCCAATAAATTCATCAGGACTGTCATTAGAACAGATACCATCTGGTGAAGCACCAAATATTTTAAAATCAGGATGTGGTATTAATCCAAATTCTAATATTTTAACATTATTAATAAGTTCATAAAATTTAGTAGCAATTTCTTCATATTTTACACCCCATTCAGTAGTAGGATTTGATGTATAAGGTTTCTCTACTTCTGAAGATTTATCACAAATTAATTCATCTCTAGTTGTGAAATGACATTCACCTAAAGCACTTCCTAGAGAACTGGCTGTAAGAACATTTTTTCTTAAATCAAACCATTCTTTAGATCTCTGTTCTGGTAATTCTAATTTTTGTAAATCAGATACAATTTTTTTTAAATTCATTACTCTTTTTTTTAAAGATATAAAATTATTAAATTGAAAATTTATAATAGATTTTAGCATATACTCTTTATTAGTATCATCTGTATTATTAATAGTTAATATATTTGTAATGATATCTTGTTTAATTTCGTTTAAGATATCTTCATTATCTAAATTTTCAACTATATGGTTATTATAATAATCATTATCATCTATGTATTGTTTTATAAAATCAATATGTGTCATAGTCTCTGATGTTTTTGATAATTCTTCCATCGTATATATATATTATATACTTTAACCTTATATTATAAATTTGAAAATTATTTTCAAATTATAATAATATAAAAATAGTGTGATTAAGGTTAATAATGGATTATAAGAATATTTTATCAAAAAAGGATGAAGTAATTGATAATAGTTTAAAATATAAATGTAATAATTGTTTAAAAGTAAAAGAAGGAAATCCATGGTCTAAACACCTTTGTGAAAGCAGTGGGAAAAAAACAAATATATGTTCATATTTATGTTATAAAGCATATCGCCCACAATATAAAAACATGTGGGTAGATTTAGTAAATAAAGAAGACTTTGATCAAATCTATCCATATAAACATGTTCATCATCAAAAAAAGGAAGAGTTTGTATTCTTATCAAGAGATATTCTAGATGCTATGAGTAATGAAGAATATGAATTATATATGGAATCTAGAGAAGAATATTATACATTTAATCCTTTAAAAGCAGAAATTGAAGAGAATATGATAAAAGATGATGATTATGTAAATACTCTAACAAAATCTACATCATTTTCTTCGGATGATAGTATTGATGAGGACGATTATTAAATTATATTTATAAAAAATAGTTTAATATAAAATTATTTTATATTTTAAATCATAAAATGTATGAATTTAAAGAAGATGATATAATTAAGGATGAATTATTAAAAAATGAAAAAGAAAAGGTTTTATCCTTTTTATATTTTACAGCTTCCTGGTGTGGACCTTGTAAACGTGTTTACCCTTCACTTGTTGATTTATCTAATAAGGTATCTGAACAAGTGGAAAATAATAATATTAAATTTTATAAGATAGATATTAATGTCCATGAAGAATTTACAGAAAAATGTGAAATTAAAGCAGTCCCTACATTTTTTATAATGAATGGACTAGTTAAATTGGGTGAATGCAGTGGAACTGATATAGAAACAATTGGTAATTTAATAGTTGATAAAGTTAAGAAATATAATAATAAAGAAAATTAATATAAAGAGTATTCAATAATAAATATTAATATGGCAGAAGATAAAAATATACATGAACTTACATTCGATGCATTAAATATAAATGATAATTTACTTAGAGGTATATATGCTTATGGGTTTGAGAAACCTTCTAGGATACAACATTTAAGTATTCCTATTATTAATAAAGGCACTGATATTATAGCACAATCTCAATCCGGGACAGGAAAAACAGGTGCTTTTAGTATTGGTATATTAAATAATATTGAAAAAAGTGTAAAAAAGACACAATATATTATTATAACACCAACACATGAGCTAGCAAAACAGATATATGATGTTATTATAAATTTATCAGAATATATGGATATTACAATTGTAAAAGTTATTGGTAAAACAAATATTAGAGAATCAATACATGAATTAAGTAAAGACCCGCAAATTATTGTTGCAACTCCAGGGAGATTATTGGATATGATTCAGAAGAAACATGTATTTACAGATAGCATTAAAGCATTAGTATTAGATGAAGCAGATGAAATGTTATCATATGGATTTATGGAAAATATACATAATATTATTAGAACTATTCCACAACATTCGCAAATATGTTTATTTAGTGCAACAATGCCAAAAGAAATACTAGATCTTACAACTAATTTTATGAAAGATCCTGAAAAACTTTTAATAAATAAAGAAGAATTAACTCTTGAAGGTATTAGACAATTTTATGTGGATTTAAAACAATATAAGTGGAAATATGATATATTATTAGATATTTATGAAACTATAAATATCACGCAAAGTATTATATATGTTAATTCAAAAAACATGTTAAATATTCTAAATGAAAGGTTATTAAATGAAAATTATCCAATTTCATATATTCATGGAGATATGGATCAAACTACTAGAGAAAAAAATTTATTAGATTTTAAAAATGGGAAAACGCGAATATTATTATCAACTGATTTATTAGCTAGAGGTATTGATATTCAGCAATTATCATTAGTTATTAATTTTGATTTACCTAGAGAAAAAGAAACATATATCCATAGAATTGGAAGAAGTGGGAGGTATGGTAGAAAGGGAGTTGCTATTAACTTTGTAACAGATGAAGATATAGGAAAATTGAAAGAACTAGAATCATACTATAATACAAATATAGAAGTTATGCCTCAAAATTTAGGAGATCATCTTATTTAAAGTTATACGTTATATTAATATCAAAACTTTCTACTCTAGAATATATGGATGATATTAATATACTACAAGATAATTCATTGCAAACCATTGATTTAAATTTAGATACACAAGATTCTACACCACTTGGTATAGAACTATTAGTTGATACAAATAAAGTTGATACAAATAAAGTTGATACAAATAAAGAAGAAAATAAAACACCAAAAGAAGATATTAATTTTTTTAACGATGATGATGTCCCAGAAAAGTTTAATATTGTGGATAATTTATCTAATGACAATTCAACAAATTCCAATTCAACAAAGTCTATAGGTATTTCAAATGATCCAATATTACAAAGTGAAAATAGTCAACAAGATTCAACTAATAACGAATATAGACCTATTCATATGATGAGTGCTCAAGATATTAAAAATGAAAAAATCGATTTAATATATAAATTTAAGAAATTAGAAAATCAGGGTATTAGGACAACAATGAACTATAATATGAATTCTCAATTAGATGATATGAGAAATGAATATATTAAGTTAAAAAAACAAAGAGAAAGTGAAAATGCTATTAAATTTCAAAGAAAAATGTTAATGGCATGTATTACTGGAGTAGAATTTTTAAATGGTAAATTTGACCCTTTTTCAATAAAATTAGATGGTTGGTCAGAGAGTATGAATGAAAATATAAATGATTATGATGAAGTTTTTGAAGAATTACATGAGAAATATGGAGGTGGTACAGAAATGGCTCCAGAATTAAGATTAATGTTTATGGTTGGTGGAAGTGCTTTTATGTTCCATCTAACAAATACAATGTTTAAGAGCTCTTTACCAGGAATGGATGATATAATGAAACAAAATCCAGAACTAATGCAACAATTTGCTAGTGCTGCTGTTAATAGTAAGAAATCAGATCCACAACCACAACCACAACCACAACCACAACCACAACCACAAAACCCTATGGGAGATATGATGGGTAATATGATGGGTAATATGATGGGTAATATGATGGGTGGTATGGCGACACAACCTCATAAAACAGAACCACCCAGACCTCAGATGGATGGTGCTGAAAATATAGATAATATTATAAATAATATGAATATTGATCCCGAAAATATAGATTTAGATTCTATATCAATTGTAAGTGGCGATAGTCTAAATGATGGTGGAATAACATTAGATCTTTAATTTATTTTCTTTATCATCATCATTAAATAATTCACTAATAAATAATATAAATATAATAGATAGTGTAATTGATACTAATATATCTCTTGTTGCAACAAAAAATGCTGAGAATATTATAATTCTTCTGAAAAATTTAGTATTTATGTATTCCTTTTGTTTTGGAGAAAGTTCTTCGATAATAAATCTTGCTCCTATATTAACAATTATCATAATAACACCAAAAAAATATTTATTATTAGATAAATCTGTAAGTATTGAAATATCTTTTACCATATATATATTTAATTACATTTTTTTTTTATTTAATATATTAATACTAATATATATATATGTCTTCTTTGAGCTTCTGTAGTCTAGATCAAGCATTCAATGATTCTTCATCCGAAAAAAAAGAAAAAAAGAAAAAGAAATCTAAAAGTGATAATTTAAATCCATTATCAAAAACATTTGTAAATAATAATAAATTATCTAATAGTATCGTAGAAAAACCATCAATTGATATGATGCCAAATCCACCAACCCCCGAATATGCAACTGTAACCCAAGTTCAAAGGAGAGAAGAACCGCTCCCTGTACAACCTGTTCCAAGAGATATGCCACCTAATAATTTACAAAATTCTTTAAATAATGATGCTATTCAATTATTTAAAACTATGCAAGAACAGATTCTAGTTTTAACAAATGAACTTAATAATATTAAAAACTCAGGCAATTCTTCATTTAAAGATGAAAGGAAATCAATTATTGAAGGTTTTAATAGTAAATCAATTACTTTTGATAATGATCAATTTAATGAATTATTGTTATATATATTTACAGGTATATTTATGCTTTATATTATAGACTATATGTATAAATTTGGTAAAAAGTCATTTTAAAGTAATTTTATAAAATAAATAATATCTAAGTATATTATATAATATGAGCAAATTATGTATGTTAACCCCGAATCAAGTTAAGTATTTAAATGGAACTATCGAAGGTGGATGTAAAATCACAGATAAAGTTGAAATTACTCAAAATCTTTTTAATTACAACCACATTTTCAAGAATAATATTCCAGAAAGATACCCAGTTGTTGGTTTAATGCCACAGGGTCCTGCTACAGGTTCTTGGCCTTGCAGAAATCAAGTAACATGTAATTATTTTGATGCAAATAATCCAATTATCCCTGAACACATTAGAAAAATTGATGTTCTAAGTTTACCACCTAATTAAATATATTAATAATAATATATGAATATTTTAAAGTTACTATTTTTAATTTTTATATTATACGTTTTGTTTAATATCATAACTAATCATAAATATAATATTTATTATATACTAAAAAAAATTTTTGATCCTCAACCAATAGAAGAATGGATGTATCCAAAATATAAAGGTGGATTATTAGGATCTATAACATGATTTTTATTTAAATATTACAGGAGTAATATAATATAGCATGGATATTATTAAAAATATAGATTATTTGAAAAATAAAAATTTTGAAAAAAATACAAAAATTAAAGAATATATTATTCAGAATGTATATATTTATTCAATTAATAAAGAATTCTATTTTTTTAAGAAAACTAAAGAAAACTTTACCCTTATTTCACCTTTTTCATTTTATGAAGTAGATAAAGAAAATACATACATTATTAATTAATATATTATATATAATATAATGGATATTACATGGAATATAATATTATGTGGATTAGGTGTAGTTATAATTTCATTTATTTTATGGAAATTATATAGTAATGAAAATGATATTTCTGAATTTTCATTAAGATTTATATTTAGTAATGATGATGATATTGAAAATAATGATATTAATGATACACAAATATCTAGCATTAATTATGAAACTATTAATGATGAACCAATAGTTAATATTATTAGAGATAATGGATATGTAACCGGTGAAAATACAATATATTATGAACCAGAATATATTAGAAAAGATACTATGGGAGAAAATGACATTGGTACAACTGAATATAGATTTGCACAGTTTCCTGAAAATAAACCTTCAAAGGCTTGGGTAGATTATAATATTTCACAATTTCCTGGATATTACACAAGTGAAGCTAAAGATGAAAATTTTCAATTAATGAATTTTTTTGATAGTGAAAATATATATAGAGAAACACCAAGAAATACTCAATTTTATAATTCTAAAAGATTACCTTGTCCTTCATGTTATATTGATGTTAATGGAACAAATGTATGTAATTTTAATTCTAAATTACAAAGAATTCCTAAAACATTATCAAATGTTGAGTTATATGGACAAACAAGTATCGAAGAAGTAGTTTCAAGTGATATAGAAGTCACAGACAATAAACAATATAAGACATTTCACTACAATAATGATAGACCCATGAATGGTGGAAAATTCTACAATAATGTTACTGCATCGAATGGATTTAATGATGAACCCAAAGAGTATGTTTACGATAATATTATTAAATGTTTATAGGCAAATCATATGTTTTACACCATTCTTTTGCTAAGGTAGTTTGAGTTTCATATGATGTTTCTAACTCTTTCTTTTCATTTATTAAACTAATTATATTTTCTATATTATTTATTTGCATATTTATAAATATATTATTATAATCATTTATTTCTTTAATAAAACTATCTGGGATATCTATACAAAAATCATTGATAAGATAACAATATTTCCGTAATAGTAATAATATATTATTATTTCTTTTATAACCTTTACAAATTATATATTTTTCCGAATTTGTAGATCTACTTGTTACAGGTTTATTAATATATACTTCATTATAACATAATCTAAGTATATATAATAACTGCAAAGTATTTATATGTATTAAATCAAACATCTTAATAACACAAGAACCACCATTTTTTTGAATATGTAATGTTATAAGTATTTCATAAAATATAAAATTATAAGACAATTCTTCTTGTTTATTATAATCTACTGAAAAATCAATACCTCCATCACCAGTAACTATATCACAACTATTTTCCCCTATAGTTTTAATAAAACTTTTAATATTATCTATATCACAAATATCTCCATTCTTTTTTACACCATCTAATATATTTATATCTTTATTATTAATAATCATATTATTCCATGATGGAACCTTTTTATTTTTTGATAATAATGTAATACCATATATATTTTCTATTTCTATGTTTTTTTGTTCAGTATTATATAATAAAGATTGTATAAAACCTCCAGGACCCTCTGCTATACAAGTTATTGTATTTTTATTTTTATTTTTATTATACAATAAATCATAATCTTTTATAATTTCATGCAATTTAAAAAAAGATCTACTTATTGGGTTAATCTTACATATATTTTTTTTTGAATTATTACTTATATATATATACTCATATTTATTATAATGCTTTTTGTATTTTTCCCATTGTTCAGGGAATTCATCTATTTTCTTTTTTGTTTTTATTAATTTATCATTTATATCATTATTTTTAATACATGCTTTTTTATTAGTCAATACTAAATCTAAATCAGTATTATTTAATTTATATGATTTCATATTAAATAATAATGTTATATTTTTAAGTAAATAATTAAAATATAATATCACAAACTGACATTCTCATACTATTAATAAAGCTTTTATTAAATCTACGGTTATTTGGTTTTATTAAAGGCAATTTTTGCAAGTATTTAAAATATTTTTCAGTATCTTTAATCTTAAATATATCATGATTATTATCTATAACAAATTTTAAAGACTTATTCAATGATAAAAATAAACTACATTTAATAAAATAGTATGCTATTATATTTGTATATTTATTATAATCAGTCCATCCGGGATTTTTTTGACATAAATATAAAATTTTCTGACATTGATATATTGTATATGCTATTTCTATATTTAACATTTCTTTAAAGAAATCGTAAGGATTATTTAATAATTTACTACATAAGAATATATTAATTATAATAGCCCAAAAATCTGTATAACCTTCATAAGTATTTATATTATCAGATGAACATTTATAATTAGTTTTGTAATAATTTATTATATTACTATTATCTACTCTATAATCCAATTCCATTTGATGTATTAGTTCGTGTAATGTAGTTTTTAATACTTCTTCTTTTCTCCATATTGTTATTATGCCATTAGTTGAAGAAGAACCTGAATTAATTTCATCAACTGTAAATATATGATTCTTCTGTTTCTTAACTGTTTTTTTACAATTAGTTAAATAATATATAAATTTAATATTTTTATTATAATTTGTTAAGTCATACATAAATTTTATATATTTAGTAATTACTGTTAAAAATTCATCTAAATTCTCTTCATTATGATATATATCCAATGATATAACTGCTTTTTTTATATTAAATTCAACTTGTCTTCTATTTTTTAAGTTATTAATATGATTTAATATATTCTTTGATATATATGGATTTTGTATATTTGTATCATCTTTCTTATTAACTTCTATATAATCTATATCCTCTTCATTTTGTATATATTTAGTATTAAGATGATTATATATATATTTTAGATATTTTGTGTCTTTAATATTATAATCTCCTAAAAATCTATTAACTTTTTTTATACATTCATCTGTTAATTTGTACATATATAATAGTTATCTTATTTTAATTATATTAATTATATTCATAATTAGATATTCATAATGTATAACTTTATAATAAGAATTTATATATAATATATCTACTTCACAGAAAAGTTTTATCAAAAGACACTTTTTCTTTCCTATAATTTTATGATCTTCCAATAATTTAATTAAAAATGATTGCATAAATATTTTATGAGGTATACCTGTAGTTATAATAATATATATAATTTCCTTTATCTTTAACAATGTGTCTTTATTTTTATAATTATCGATTATTTTAATTATATAATATATAATATTATCTATAATAGAATGATTACTAATTTCATTAATATCTATTAATGATTTTATAAAATCAATATTATTATGTTTATGTTTTAAAAAATCATTAATTGTAATATTTTCAGTCTTAACTAATTTCCATTTCATATATGCATCAATTAATGGGATGCGAATACATAAAAATCTACTTATAATTGGTTCAATGATATCTGTTATAGTATCTGAAATAATAATAAATTTAATATGGTAATTTTTTTCTATTAATACTTTTAAAATATTCTGTATACTTTTTGAAAAATTATGAAAATTATAGAAAATAATTATTTTTTTATTTTTTGTATAATGATTATCTGTATTAATTATACTTTTTAAAAAATCTAACCATAGTTGCTTATTTTTATATTTAATATAATTACAATCAAATTTATAATAAATATTATTTTTAGAATAATCTATTAAACCCTCATTTATATTAATTTCATCATGCATTTTATAAACATTATTTAATACTTCTAATAAAATATTAAATTTATCTATATTTGGATGACCATATAATATTATATTGGGGTGATTCTTATTATTAAATAATCTTATTAAATTAGATATTATCTTATTATACATATTTTATCATATATCATTATGTTTAAATATTATGTTTAAAAGAAAATATTTTTATAACTGAAATACTAATGTTTCTAGTTAGTAAAAGTAATAATAATAATAATATATCATTATCCTATAATAAAAACTATAATTTTTATAAAATTTTGTATAGCACTGAATATATAAAAACAGTTGGTATTTCATTAAAAATAATATATGACAAAATTACAATACATAATAATAAATATTATATATATATAAAAGATACAAATTTATTAAATATATTACAAGATTTAGAAGAGTATATTAAACAACAAATTCCCAAGTTTATTTTAATAAGAGAAAATAGAGGTGAAAAATATATAATATGTAAGAAGTATACAGATAAACTATTAAATAATAAAGAATTAAATATAATAATATATAAAATAAAATATATAGACTATACTGATTGTTATATACCTATCATAAATATAGTATGAAGAATGGAGAAGATATATATATGAGATTATTAGCTAATCCTGATAAATTAAAAAAGAAAGAAAACCCTAAAGTTATAAAAATAGATTATTTGACTTTATATTTACAAAAAAAATTTGATTATATAGATAAAATAATTGTAGAAGATATTAAAAAAAGTGTCAATAATTATATTGACACAATCGATATAGATTATCTAATTATTAAATACATATTAGATAATATTATACAAGATATAATTAATGAAGGAATTATTGAAGAAATTAATTCAACAATCCTTGAAAGATAATATAATTACAGAATTATTAAATATGTATGATAGTTTAGACCTAAATATGGATATTGAAAAATATGAAGAACTTATAAATAAGTATACTGATTTATACATGGATAAAATAGAATTTACAAAAGTGAATAATAAGTATATAAATCGCAATATGTTTAAAGATAAACAAAATAAGTGTCATGCTAGATTATGGAATAATAGTTGTGGAGGACAATGTTCAAATACTATTGTACAAGATAATATGTGTAAAAAACACAATCAGATGTTAGAAAAATATAAGGTTTTACGTTTTGGACTGATAAGTGATCCGATACCAAGAAATGATCTTATAAATGGTAATAACTTAAAATGGAATATTATTGATTGAATATATTTAAGTTAAAATCTATCATAAAATTTTTATTTTTTGATTTAATGATATCTTTAATTAAATTAATATGTATGTTACCATATTTATTTATAAATAATCCAACAATTAATGGTGATATTTTATTACCATCATAACATACAAGTAATATGTTATAGTCTATAAAATTATTATGAATATAGCTTAATATTTTATCTAAATTTAATTTTAATAAAGGTATATCTGTATGGTAATTTAATTCTTCGCTTATAGGTATTCTTAATTTTTTTATATCTTTAATATCTATAAATTGGTAATCTTTAGTACAATGAATGATTAAGTCTATACTATATTTTTGATATATAGCTTTATCATAAGAAGTTTTAACATCGCAACAATAAATCCCTTGAATATATTCTATTATCATATTATAAAATTTGAATTATTTATTCTTATATATTTAAACACATAAAATGGATGAATTTGATGATTGTTTTAATGAACTTGATAAAATAACAGATACTTCTTTAGATAAAGACGAAGATAAATGTTGTTTGGATATTAATAACTATATATGTTCTGAAGGTATAACAAGTTGTAATAAATGTAATAAATTAATTTCAAATATTACAGAAAATCCAGAATGGAGATATTATGGTTCAAATGATACTAAGTCTAGTGACCCTACTAGATGTGGTATGCCTGTTAATATTTTATTGCCAAAATCATCTGTAGGTACTATTATATCAAATCAATATTCTAAGGATAAAAGTATGATTCAAGTAAAAAAGTATACGATGTGGGCCAGCATGACATATAAAGAAAGAAGTACATATAAAGTTTTTACAGAAATACAAGAAATTGCTAGAAAAAATAACTTATCACAAATAATTGCACAAGAAGCTAAATCATTATATAAAATAATATCTGATACTCAAATATCTAGAGGTAATAATAGAAAAGGTATTATAGCAGCTTGTGTATACTTCTCTTGTAAAACATGTAATGTTTCTAGGAGTTCTAAAGAAATATCAGTTATGTTTAATATTTCTACACCAGTTATGACTAAAGGTTGTAAAACATTTCAAGAAATATTACAAAAAACTAGAAATTATAAAAGAAGAGTAGTTGATGCTGAAAGTATTAAAGCAGATGATTTTATAAATAGATTTTGTAATAAATTAAAATTAGAAGAAGAAGATATGGAAAATATAAAGAAAATAGCAAATAATGTTAAAAAAATAAACCTCATATCAGAAGTGCGTCCTGATTCAATTGCTGCAGGTTCAATTCTATTATACTGTAAACAAAAAAATTTACCTATTAATAAAAAAAATATTTCTGAAGTATGTAAAATATCTGAAGTAACTATTAATAAATGTTGTAAAAGGTTAGAAGAAAGTAATATTACTTAGACATTGACATATTTATTTAATAAATAGTATAAAATACCAACAATGAGCGCTTTAATAATTAGTGCATAATAATTTAATTCACCTGATTCTTCTAGTATAAATCCTATATTTAAAGATTTGATTAATTCATTAACTTGGGATGAAGATAATACTAAATATAATAGTGATACAATTATCGGTGATTTAATATCTTTTTTTATTTTTTCCAACATGTCTTCTGGTTCAATATCTTTTCTTGGAATACTACCACCATTCATTAAATGCGCGATCATCTGTTGTTGAATATGGGGAGGAGCTTCTGGTGGAATTTGCCTTAATATTTCTTCAGGTATATTTTGTTGAGGCAGCATCTGTTGTGGTTGTTGCTGTTGCTGCTGTTGCTGTGGCGGTTGCTGTTGCTGTTGCTGTTGCTGCTGTTGCGGAAGAGGAGGCGGAGCACTCTTTTCAGGTGAAGGTTGATTTCCATCATTTAATTCACTAATAATTGAATCAACTATATCTTCTTCTTCCTTACTTAATTCAGAATTCAAGTTTTTAAGTTCAGTTTCTAAGCTCATTTATTTAATCTATATACATTATTTCTATAATTTTAACGTGATAATATTATATGATCATTATTAAAAGAATCCCATAATATTTGTACAATCAATAAACCTAGTAAAATAGATAATATATTATTAATATATTTATTCATTTATATTATTAGTTATATTTTTTTCATGTAATATGATTTTTCTTTCTTTCGAAGTAATATATTTTAACATAATTCCCAATAATATTGTTATAAATAATAATTCATAATTTATACTTATCATTATATTATACTTATATATTTTAATAATTTAATGGTGTGAAAATATCCGCAGTAGATGGAAAAGGGACTTCTGGATATGGAAATTTTCTAGTTAAATCAATAAATTCATTATTAGTATAACCAGGTAGCTGATTTACCTTTTTGACTGTATTGCCTAATTTTACTTGTTTTAAATTATATCCTCTTGGACATAAATTAGTATATAAATCTCTAACACCCATATTAGGGGAGTTAATTATTTGTGGATCAAATGATGGTGGGAGAGCAAAACCTTCTGTTTGATACATTAATAGGTAGAGGATAATTCCTAATGCAATAATAACATATAATTTCATTATTTATATAATATAGTTATATATAAAAATAAATTACGAATATAATATAGAATATGGCTAATATAATCGGAAATGATATGGATTTAATAACAGATATGTTTGATGTTACTTATGATGATATAATTGAAGAAGATAAAGAAAATAGTTATTATATTGGGAAAGCTGAAAATATTTTAAAACAAATGCCCAATAATGATAATTATTTTCATTTTTTAATAACAATGTTAAAAAGATATCATAATTTAGATACTGATAAAAAAGAAATTATTAATAATATGATTCTAATACAAGAAATACCCACAGAAATGCCTAAAGTAAAGGCAATGGTAAAGACTTCAAAAAAAAATAAAAAACCAAAATTAAATAATTATGATGATTATTAATTTGAATATATTTAAGTAATACAGTTAATATATATATATATTTATGAATACTAAATTATCTAGGAATGGTTATACAATTATAAAAAAAGAATTTAGTACAAAAATAATTAAAGAAATTAAAGATGAATTAACAGCAAAGCCATTTACAGTTAATGATTTTGGTAATGGAAATGAAAAAAAGTTTAATTTATATTTAGAATCTCCTAAAAAATTATATTTACCTAGATTTTATGGATTAAAAAAATTTGGACATCCTACCGTAGATAAATTAATAGATGGTGAAAAGATAAGTGTTAAATTTAAAGGAGATTTAAGAGAAGAACAAAAACCCATATATGATATTACTATGAAGCAACTTCAAGAAAAAGGTGGTGGGATTGTATCTTTAAAATGTGGTGGAGGTAAAACAGTATTATCTTTATATATAGCCATGAAATTAGGATATAAAGTAATTGTGTTACTTCATAAAGATTTCTTAATGACACAATGGTATGATAGAATACAAGAATTTATTCCAGAAGCTAAAATAGGTAAAATTCAACAAAATACTATAGATACAGAGGGAAAAGATATTGTATTGGCAATGGTCCAGAGTATATCAATGAAAGAATATTCTGAAGATGTATTCGAACAATTTGGAACAGCTATTTTTGATGAATGTCATCATCTTGGTGCTGAAGTATTTAGTAGATGTATGACAAAAGTAGCTTGTAATTATATGTTAGGATTAAGTGCAACTCCAAATAGAAAAGATGGATTAAGGTGGGTTTTTGAAGCATATATAGGTGATATATCTTATATATCAAAAGATGTAAATGAAGACTATGTTGAAGTTCAGATAATAAATTATAATAATGATGACAAGAAATATTCTGGAGAAGAATTAACTTATCAAAAAAAACCATGTTTTCCTAAGATGATTAATAATATATGTGACTTTGATCCTAGGACTAAATTAATTTTAGATAAATTAAAGATATTATATAATGAAGGGAGGTGTATCTTATTACTAAGTGATAGACGCAATCATTTAAAAACTATTTATGAATTACTTAAATTAGAAGATATTGATAGTGGTTTTTATGTAGGTAGTATGAAACCTCAAGAATTAAGGGATTCGCAAGAAAAGAATATTATACTTGGAACATTTTCAATGGCTTCAGAAGGAATGGATATACCTAAATTAAATACAATTATTTTAGGTTCTCCAAAATCAGATGTAGTGCAATCAGTTGGTAGAATATTGCGCCAAAAGAAAGAAAAAAGGAAATTTCATCCATTAATTATAGATATTAATGATAATTTCTCTATATTTATAAATCAATCTAAAAAAAGACTTGCATTTTATAGTAAGAATAATTATGATATAACATATTATGAAGAAGATGGTTCCAAACATAAATATATAAAAAAAACTAGGAATAAAGGTAAAAATAAGAAGACACAAAGTCTAAATTTAGATGAATGTCTTATTTAATTTTGTCCAACTGAATTAAATTTCCTTTTAGGCATAACTTTATAATGATTATCTTCATTGTCGGCGAGAATAGGTCTTCCCATAATACCAGTAATATTATCACTAGTTACTTTATTATCTTCTTTTACACTTGTATCAAATGATACAAATTCACCTGGATATAATATCTTAAAATTTGTAGATATAATTGAACTATAATGAAAGAAAACATCCCGGTCTTCTCCATCATTAATGCAAGTAATAAATCCATATCCCTTCTTTTTATTAAACCATTTTACAAACCCCATATATTTTCCATATGTGTTAGTATTGCTTGCGTTGTTTAAATTCATTTTTTCTAATCCCATGGTTTCTTCGGTCATTTTATTCATTTTAATTAATTTATCTTTATATATATTTTATGATAGATATACTAATTAAGTTATCTATAATATTTTTAATTATTATATTTATTAAAAGTATTATTTATGTTCATAAATTTAATGAGAATGCAAATTTAATAGAAATAAATGATATAGAAAAAATAACAAAAAATAAAAAAATATTAGATCCATTATTATTAGATTATGGTAATATAGAAGATATTGATTTTCCAAAATTTGTTAAAAAAAATATGTACTCACACTATAAACAATATGATACAATAATTAGATTATTAGATTTTTATTTAAATAAAGATGTATATATTTATAAAAATTCAGAATTATTAGAGGATTTAAAACTCAATCATAAAATTGAAGAAATACATAATATATTTAAATTATATTTATCTAGTAATGAAAAATATTATATATCAATATTCCAAGGTAATAATAAAATAAATTTACAAAAAAATAAACATGATATAATGTTAATATATTGTATAAATGGAGAATGTAATATTAATATATTAAACCCCAAACATAAAAATCTAATTGATTATAATAAAGAAAACTTAGAAAAATGGCAAATTGATATTATATTAAAAGAAGGAATGATATTATATATACCTTGTGAATGGTATTATAAAATGGAAACTAAAGAAGATTGTAAATTATTACATGCAGATAGCGATACTTATTTTACATCAATTTATAATGAGTATAGAAATTAATAAGGTAATCAATATAAATTTTTAATATATCTTTAATTATAAATGAATTATTTTTTTTATATATTATTTATTACAATAATATTTTCAGTATGGGTAGAATATTCAATTGGTGGTATATTATTTAGACCAGATAGTTCTGGTAAGATATCTATTAATTTTAACAGTCTCTTAAATTTTATGATACATCCACTATATAATAATTTCTTATGGAATATACAAATATTAGATAGTAATTATATATTTATTCTTATAATTTCATCATTATTATACTGGTTTATATTATATTAAAGAAATATTAATAATAATAAATTATGGTTGATTGTTATGGAATATTAGGCATTGATAAAAATGCCTCTGATAAAGAAATACAAAAGGCATATAAAAAAACAGCTTTTAAATATCATCCAGATAAAAATAAATCAAAAGAGGCAAAAACTAAATTTAATGATATTAATAAAGCATATGAAATATTAAATGATAAAGGTAAAAAGGCTAGATATGATCAATTTGGTTGGCGTGCTTTTGAAGAAGGTGGTCAAGGTGGTGGACACGGTGGTATGAACCCACAAGAAATGTTTAATATGTTTAATAGTGGATTTGGATTTAATAATATGATGGGAGATATGGGAAATTTTTTCAATAATATAAATACTCATACAAGTAAAACTAATATAAAAATACATGAAGTAAATGTATCTTTAGATGAATTACGGGATGGTGTAAAAAAAATAATACATATTAATACTAATTGTAAATGTAATACTTGTAATGGTAGAGGCTATTTATCAAATGGAAGAAAATTATGTGAGTTTTGTAAGGGTAAAAGAAGTGTATATCAAAGAGTGTGTGTAAGTCCGGGTGTATTTAAGAACATACAAGTCCCTTGTGGTCCTTGTAAAAGTAAAGGATTTTTAATTAAAAGTGGACATGAATGTAAAGAATGTGATACACAAGGTATTAAAATTGAAAAAAAGAAATATAATTTAAATATTAATAAAGGAAATATAGATGGAAAAGATATAATATTAAAGGGTAAGGGGGATTATAACCCTGTATTAGATAATAGAGGTGATATATGTATTAGATTAAGTGAGATAGAACATCCTGTATATAAAAGAGAAAATAATAATTTGTATGTAAAAGTAGATATACCATTAGAAGAAGCTTTATGTGGAACTATATATAAATTAAGATATCTTAATAATAAAGATTTATTTATAAATATAGATAAAATATTGAATCCAAATTATATAATGAAAATTAAAAGTTATGGTATGCCGATATTACATGATAAACATTTAATATATGGTGATTTATTAATACAATTTAATATTAAATTTCCTGATAAATTATCTCTAGATATAAAAGATAAAATTAAAGAAATATTCGATGTAAAAGACCACAATTATGAAGTAGATGAATTAGTTAATATTGAATATTATAAAGAAGTTAATGATATTAAGGAAGAAGAATATGATAATATTCAGTGTGCACAACAATAAATTTGAAATATATTCTAAAAATATATAGAATTATTTATGGAAGATATCATATCAAATGTTATCCTTAATCAAAATAAAGAGCTCCTCCAAAAAATAGCAAATGATACTTATAATAATGATGAAGATAAAGAAACATTCATTCAAAAATATAATAAATTAAATTATACACTATTACTTGTAGTTAAAAAAGATATGTTTCCAGTATATGAAAAAAGATTAAAAAGAATGAAACATAAATAATTTATAATATAATTATTTTTTATATAATTAATAGTATATTATGGGAAGTCAAATATCTGTACAAGCATCCGAGAATGTTCAAGAACAAATAAGTGAAACTGTTAATAATATTATGAATAGTGTAAATAATGAAATATCAAGTAAAACACAATCAAAACAAACAATTGAGGTAGATATAGGTGATAATGCTACAATTGGAGGGAAATTTCATATAAGTCAAGCAGCAAATGTACAGATGAGTGCTATAATAGATACAACTTCTTCATTAGTAGCTGAAGTAAGTTCTGAAATAGAATCATCTTTAGGTGTAGAAAATATGATGGAATCTCAACAAGCACAATCTGGAATAATACTTGGGCAAAGTCAGATGAGTATGCAAGCTAGTTTAATTAAACAATCATTTAATGATACTATTCAACAAAATGTTGAAAATGCAATAGCATCTGTTGTAGATCAAGAGGCTTCAACGGAAAATGTAATATATGTCAAAATTGGAGATAATTTTACTATATTAGATGATGGTGAATTAATTATTGATCAATCTAGTATAATTGAAGCTATTAGTAATAATGTAGCCGATTCAATGGTTCGTAGTATTTTAGATAGTAGTATAATTTCTACAGCAGAATCATCACTAACTATGTCATCTACTCAAACCCAAGAGGGGATTTCAGGTTGGGAAGCAGCTTTAATAATGTTAGTTGCTATGTTACCTTTCCTAGGTGGTGGATATATGGTTATGAAATCAGCCCAAAATGCTGTTTCCTTATTACCATATATTTTACTATTAATAATATCAATTACTTTAGTAGTAATCGGTATTCAAAGTATACTACAATATAATAATGCTATATATTATGTATGTATAAATGATCCAGAATCTGATAATTATATTAATACAGAATTAGATGAAGATGGTGAAGGGGATGTATATATAAATCCAGATTTTTTAAATATTCCTGAAAAAACTTGTGGTGATTTAGGACCAGATGAATGTGTTCCATTCCCAGAAGGTAATGGTGACCCTGAAACAGCTTATCTATTAAATGCTAAGCAAACTGAATATGATTTATTACTGGATAAATTAGATGAAGAAAATGAAGATGTTGATAAAATTAATAGTGATTTAGCATCTATATCTTCCAATAAAAATAATTGGACTTGTGCTAATGGATCTGACCCTATTAATGATCCAAGTAAATCAGATAAAAATATAATTGGATTTATTTCAGCTGGAAGTTGGAGTTTGACTTATAGTGGAATTATGGTTGCTGTTGGATTTTTATTAATGATACTTTCTATATTTTTAATAAGTAGGTCTGGTTCTTCAGAAACCCCTGAAGTAAGTCAAGTAGCTGGAAAAAAAAGAAAAAATAGCAATTTTACAAAGGATATTAACCGTTTTTTTAAAAATATAATGCGTTAATAAAAATTAAAAATAATAATACTTTTAAGTAGGTGATCCACAACCTTTAATAGTGGTTATTAGAATTGTTATCTGATAAATAAATTATAACATGATAATAATAAATTATGTGATGATATACGAAAAGAATTGCAGTGTAAACTTTAAAGGACTTTCTTCTAGTTGTAAGATATTATTATTGGCCTATAATTTATATGTATTTATTTTTTAATGTAGTTTTATATATTTATATAATATATATATTATATGGATAAAGAATTATTTGAATGTCTAAAAGATATTGTGATTGCCTTATTAGTGATAGTTATTGTATATTGTTTAATAAAATATATGTTTATATTATGGGGTGGTAGAAATTTAGACTCAATGAAAGTAGAGATAAAAAAAGGGTACTTTGTGGAAATGCCTAAAGATCAGATTAATGAAAAGAACAAGAAAGCAATTAAAGAGACTATCTTTAAAGATGGACGAGACTGGTTAATCAAAAAGTTTTATGGTTGGTTAAAAAGTGAGAAGAAGTATAAGTTTATTAAAAAAGGTAATGACTATGTATTAGTTGAAACTAAAGAACCTCTTTCATATAAACTACACAGAGGGGGCGATGGTAATATAACATCTGTTATGAAGTATATTACTATTGATAAAACTGAAAAATGGTTGGAAAATATAGAACACGATCGAATTCAGACAGTTGATAGTAATAAACTTCTTACAAAAGATAAATTAGATTTGAGAACATTTACAGGTAATATTGATGTTGAAACACAAGATTTTTTTAATATTCGATTAGTGAAATGGGATCAACCTTTTCTGTGGAAAGGTAACGGGAATTCAATAGCACAGAAGAATTGGATAGGTAATATTGATGAAATGAATAAACAATTAGGGGTTTTTTTTGAAAAACATAATGGAGTTCATCTATGGGGTAATATTTATAAGAACGCTACTGTGAAAGTTTTATTAGGTAGAATTGTTGGTAAAAGGTTATATTACATTCATTATAAAGTTCCTTATGGATATATCTTGATTAATACACCTGATAATAAACATGTCTATCATAATGACTGGTACAGTAAAGGAAATATATTATTAGGTGATTTATTACAACCCATCGCGAATTCCAAGATATATTGGGTTAAAGAATTTTAAATCAATGTAATGGTTTAAGGGTAGGACTTTCTTCTAGTTGTAAGATATTATTATTGGCCTATAATTTATATGTATTTATTTTTTAATATAGTTTTATATATTTATATAATATATATTATATGAATAAAGAATTAGTTGAATGTCTAAAAGATATTGTGATTGCCTTATTAGTGATAGTTATTGTATGTTGTTTAATAAAATATATGTTTAAAGAGAATTTTATATTATGGGGTGGTAGGAATTTAGATTCAAATATATGTTTAAATCAATGTACTGGTTTAAGGGAAGAAGAATATAGAGAATGTGCTCAAAAATGTAGAGAAGGTGATATGTTTTTAAATAGAACAATGGCATCAACTACAATATTACAATAATTTATTTTATAAGTTATTATATATATAAATGGATATTAGTTTGTTACTTTTAATTATCATTATAACTATAACATCTTTTGTATATTGTAAACTAAAGAGAAGATATATTGGATTAGATACATATAAAAAATTAGTAAGATTAGATTTATATTGGGGTCTATTTATATTACTAATAATTGTAGTAATTAGTTATTTATATAAAAATCATATAAAAGAACAATTTTATTTAGAAAAACAAGGATTACCAAGTGAAGAAGTTACTATTGATAATCGTATTTATATGTGTAAAGATAAAGATGATACACCTGCATCTTGTAATACATATGGTATTGGAGATCCTATTTTAAATAAATATATAAATTCAAGTGCTCCTTGCCCCAAAAATTGGTTGGAACCGGGTAATTCTATATATAATTAAAATATAAATTATAATATATGAGTATTAATCCTAATTATGGAAAAATAAAAAATGATATTAATTATGCTAGAAATACTCCAAACAAGGGTATATTATTTAAGTATAAAGAAGAATGTAAAAATGCAAATGTTGTATGGGGTTCAAATAAACCAATAGCACAAAAATGTTTACCAACTAAATTACAGATGAGTGGAGAACCTTGTAATAATATTTGGAATAATAGCACAAAAAGAAAAACTATTGTAAATGTTAAGTATAGTTATCCTCGATAAATATTAAAGATATTTTTTTAAATTAATATAGTTATGAACAATCTTAAACATATTGACCACGGAACATATGTAATTGATAAAATCAATTACATAAATCATGTATGCAAAAACCCTAATGTAAAAAAGAAAGAATATGAAATTGATAAGTCTAATGTAAATGTTGTAGATAATGAAAAAATAGCATATATACAATTAATGTATTATAAGAATCCCACATTATATATTACTACACCAAAGATGTTTTGCCCTTTTGGATTTAATTGTAAGACAAATTTGATGAATTTACAATTTACGAATTATAAAGAAGATGAAAATATGAATAGTTTTTTTGAATTTATTAAAAATATTGAATTTAGTAATATGAATTATATAGGATTAACAGAAGAAAATAGTGATTTATATAGTTCACAAATACAATATGATAAGAACGGTAAATATGATCCAACATTAATAGTTAAATTACCATTTGTATATAATAAGTATACAGTAGATATATATAATGATAATTTTCCAATAACTATTCAAAACATTCAAAAATTTAGTAATATGAAATGTGATATCTATATAGATAAGATATGGAAATATAATGATAAATTTATATGTAAATGGAAAGCAAAAAATATATATGTATATTAATAATATCTATATAATTATAAATGAAATATACAAAATTCTTATTTTACTTTTTACTAGGATTTTTAGTTAATATATTTTTGAATTGTTTAACTTATAAAGAAGAATTTAATATTGGATGTTTAGATGGTTATTTATTATTAAATAATACTAAGTGTGGCACATATCAACCTTTAAACGCGTTTATGAAAATATGAATATTATATATATATTTAATAAATGACAAGCGTTTTTAATTATGATAAAATAGACTTATCTAGCGATAAAATTAAATTTACAAAACCAGAAAAACAGAAAAATATATATTATAGCAATATATCATATGATAATAAACCATTATTTATACAAACAAGTAAAGTAAAAATGTTATCAGATACACAGAATTTATCTAAGGATCCTTCATTATTATTTCAAATAGAGAATAATAATTTAGATTTTTATGATTTTTTTATTAAGTTAGATGATAAATTAATAAAAGAAACATACAACAATGGAAAAGAATGGTTTAATAAAGAAATACCTTTAGATATTATAGATGATATGTATAAAAGAACAGCTAAACCAATCGCTAAAAATAACTCTCCATCAATAAGGTTCAAGTTACCAACAATTCAAAATAAGATAGTATCAAAAATATATAATCAATCAAAAGAATTTATTAATGTAGATAACATTCCTCCTGAAACAGATTCAATATTAATATTACATATAAGAGGTATTAAATTCATGAAACAACAATATATTTGCGATATATACATATCGCAATTAAAAGCATTTATACCCAGAGTAAATAAATATTTAGTAAGCGATGTTTGTTTAATTGAAGATAATAATAATGAAATAAATGATTCAGACGAAGATATTTTCGATGAAGAAGTATTTTTAAAGATTGCAGAAGAGAAAGATAAGTTACAAAAAGAGAAAGAATTAAAAATACAAAAAATGGAAGAATTAGAAAAACAATTAAAATTATTAAGAGGAGATATTGACGAATTAGACGTGAAATAAATAATTAATTTTATTTTTTTTATATAATATATAATATAATGAAAGTAGATTGCGATCAGATTATATTAGCTGGTATATTTGTTATTATTGCTATTTGGTTATGGCAAAACGTATTTTCAAGTGGATACGATTATTTTGATACAAATGATAATTCAGAATTAGAGAATAATGGCCCTGCGGCTGTTCATAATGCTAATGCTAATGCTAATGCTAATGCTAATAATGAAGTTAGATCATCGGAGGGATTAGGTAATAATGAAATGAATTTACCTGTTCAATTAAATAGAACGCCAAGTACATGCTATCCCCAAAATTCATTAACTGCTGCTGATTTACTACCTAACGATGAATCTGCACAAATTAGCGAATTCAACCAAAATTATCCAATTGGTGAAGGCATCCTTAAAGGAATTAACTTCTTATCTTCGGGCTATCACGTTGGTGTAAATACTGTTGGTCAAAGTTTAAGAAACGCTAACAGACAGTTAAGATCTGAACCACCGAATCCTCAAGTATCTGTAAGCCCATGGATGAACACATCTATTGGACCAGACCTTTTAAGAAGACCATTAGATGTTGTTAACTCTTGTGCTTCTGATTCAAACTTTGAATAAATAAAATTATTTAAACATAAATATAATATTATATATATATATACAATTATGATTAAAACTAAGTTTAAGAGTAATCCTTATAATAAAAATAATTCTTTAATTACAAATGAACATGTCATTAATATTATGAATAGACTTAATATTAACGATTTTACTATAAAAGATATAAATTTATATCAAAAAGCATTTATCCATAAATCATATTGTCATATGAAAGATTATGAAGAATATGAAAATACAAATAATTATTTAGAACTACAAAAAGAATCATATGAAACTATGGAATTTTTGGGAGATTCTATATTAGGATATATTGTATCAGATTATATATATAAGAGATATACTTTAATATATGGTCAAGATGAAGGCTTTTTAACAAGAATGAAAAATAGATTAGTTAATGGAGAAACATTAGCTTATTTGGCAGATAAATTAGATTTTAATAGACATTTGATTATATCTAGTCATATAGATGATAATCATTCGGGTAGAAATAATAAGAATATTCTAGAAGATTCATTTGAAGCTTTTATAGGTGCTTTATTCCTAGATACAAATGATATTAATCTAGTTAAAATATTTTTAATAACTATATATGAAAAATATATAGATTTTCAAAATATTATTGTAAATAATACAAATTATAAAGATCAATTGCAAAGGTATTTTCAAAATAATTTTAAAGAATACCCAAAATATAAAGTAGAAGAAATAATTACTAATACATCATTTAAGTGTTTAGTATTTAAGGGAGAAGAGATTATTAGTGAAGGTTTTGGAGAAACTAAGAAAAAATCAGAACAAGATGCTTCTAAAAATGCATTATGTAAATATGGTGTTTTAAATTAAGATTAGTTACGATTTTTTAAATATTAATATATTATAATAAATGGGTAGTAAAGAAATAAAATTAAATCAAAGATTATCTAATATAATCCATATATTTTTTGATAGTAATATAGAAAATGTAGATATTGCAAAATTAAAAAAAATTGAAGTTAACCCTGATATTAATAAAGATTTTGTATTAGTTAATAGTGAAGATATTAAAGAATTAAATAAAATATATAAAAATAGAGATAAGGCTAAAATTACCCTATTACCTAAAAATATTGATATAGAGGAAGAAGAGGAAGAGGTTGATGAAGATGAGGAAGAAATATTAAGTGAAGAATTTAACAAAGATAATATTGGTAGTTATGATAAAAAATATGTATCAATTCAAAGAAAAGCATTTATTAAATGGTTAAATGAAGATTTTTATAATAATATTATTCAAGAAACTAAAAGTAATAAATTAAAAATATATCAAAATTTTGTAAAAGAATATCTAAGTTTTAAATCTCCATATAGAGGATTACTTGTTTATCATGGTCTTGGAACTGGTAAAACAGCAACTGCTATATCTACAGCTGAAGGATTATCAAATAATATGGATATAACAACTTTATTACCTGCTTCTCTAGAAACAGAATTTATTAAAGAAGTTAAGGTATGGGGTGAAGACCTTTTTAGAAAAAATAGTAATAATTGGAAATTTATACCATTTGATGATATAATATCTCAACCAAAATTAAGGAAGTTACTATATAATAAATATAAAGTCACTACTGATATTATTAACAAAGTCCATAATAAAGTTAAAGAATATGAAAAAGGGTTTTGGGATATTGCAGGAGAAGATGAAGAAATTGAAAATATAAAAAATGTAGATGGTTTTTTAATAAAGAAAAATGTTAAAACTGAAACAAAAGTCCAGGTATTAACTGAGACTGAATTAAAATATATCGATCTCCAAAATACAGAACTAATTAAAGTAAAATATAATTTTATACATTATAATCCATTTCCAAAAGTAAAAGATACAGGAATTAAAGAATTTATGGATGGAGATGATGATGATATAGTATATGATTTTGAAGGTGATATTGATTATAAAACAAATAATCAACAAATTGTTAAAAAACTAGAAGAAAAACTAAAAATTAATAAAGAAAAATATTACATTAATTCACCTTTTAATGATGAAGTTATAATTATAGATGAAGTACATAATTTTATAAGAGAAATTGTAAATAATAGTGGACCTTCAAGGATATTTTATAATTGGATTATTAATGCAAGAAATATTAAATTAATATGTTTATCAGGAACACCTATTATAAATAAACCAAGTGAGGTTGCTGTATTATTTAATATGATTAAAGGAATAACTAAAACTTATAATTTTATAATAAATGTAAATGATAATAATGTAGAAGTATATAATAAATTAAAAGAAATATTTTATAATAAGACCTCACCAATATATCAAATTAACGTTACAAATAAACAGGGGAGACTATGTGTATCAATTATGAAAAATACAACTAGATTTGAATCTGTTATGGATAAAGATAGTAAAGTGGTTTATACAGTTAAATATAATGATTATGATTTTAAGGAATTTATAAATATTGTATATGATGGATTACATAAGTTATTTAAACCTGATAAAATAATACCATCTCAAGAAACATTTAAAAGTTTACCAGAAGAGGATATAATAAATATAATAAAGGGAGGCTATGATTCATCTGGTTCAAAAAAAATACAATTTGATGATAAGGGTAAAACAGATTTCTGTGTTCATAGAGAATTATTTACAATAAATAATGACAATGTTAATACTGATTTAACAAATAATAATGAATTTATGAATTATTTTTTCGATGATGCCAATACTATACCGACTGAAAAGAAAAGTTTATTAAAAAGGATGATAATGGGCTTAGTTTCATATTACCCAATTGATAGATCTTCTATTGTAAGTATGCCTGAGGTTATTAATCCTAAGAATATTGTATATCAAGGTGTTAATTATTCTGATTTTAAAATTTCTAAGAAAATTCAAGTTGAATTATGCCCTATGAGTCAAAGGCAATTTGATAAATATGAAGCTGCATGGCTAACTGAAAAGGAAAGAACTATAAAGATGAATCGCAGTAAGATGTATTCTAGCGATACATTTGATTATCACATTAGAACAAGACAAGCATGTAATATGGTATATGATAATGATAAATTTAGATTACTTAAAAAAGATAAAGATAAAACTAAGTTCTTAGAAGAAAAAGAAAAAGAATATTCTTCATTAGCTGAAGACGATGGTTTATCAATTCAAAAAACAAACCTTAAGAAATATTCGCCTAAATTTAATAGATTATTAGAAAATTTATTTAAATATGTAGATGATGGTAAATCTGTAGGCAAAGCACTATTTTATAGTGAATTTAGAGGTGATGCTGGTTCAGAAGTATTTGAATTAATCTTACAATCCAATGGATATACTAAATATGACCCAAATGATACCGACAAATCTAAAAAATTAAGATATACTTTTATTACAGGTTCTGAAAGTCAAGATGAAAGAAGATTAAATAAAGTAGCTTTTAATGATATTGAGAATAAATTTGGTGAATATATTCAAGTAATGATTATATCTGGTGCTGGTGCTGAAGGTATTTCATTAACATGTGTAAGACAAGTTCATATCTTAGAACCATACTGGAATTATGTTAGAATTGATCAAGTATTTGGTAGGGCTATTAGATTAGAATCTCATGATACACTAGATCCAAAAGATAGAACTGTTGAAGAATATTTATACTTAAGTGCTTTCCCTGAAGGTGAATCATTAATAGATATTTACAAAGGTTTGAAAGATTCAGATATATGGGATATCCCGGAAATAGAACATAGCAATGATAAAGAATTAAAAGAATTATTAACAACTGAATACAAGACTACTTATGATTTGTTAAATAATTTAGTTAAAATTAAAACAGAATCACTTCAAAATACACTAGATCAAAATTTATTTAATATAATGGAAAAGAAATATGTTATATCTCAAGAAGTAACTGATTTAATTAAAGAAGCATCTGTAGATTGTATTCAAAATACACGAGATGATATTAGTATCAATAAGAATTGTTTAGAGTTTGATGAATTACTTCAAGATGAAACAGCATATTTTCCAGGTGTATCTAGTGAGAGATTAAATGAAATTGATATTAAACAACTTGAATCTAAAATAAATGTATATTTACCACCTGATATATTTGTTGTTTCTGCACTACAAGAAGATAAACAAGTCTTTTTATATACCAAATTAAATAAAAATGAAAAGGAAAATAATAAAGATATCAGATATATTAAGGAAAATGGTAAACTTATAGGTATATTTGATATAGAGTTAGGTATATATCAAAAATTTATGTTAGATGGACATGAGTTAGATAAAAAAATGGGAACTAAATTATCTGTATTTCAAGAATTATATACAATCGACCATATTATATTAGATAATATTAGAGATAGTTTAAGAGTTGATGAAACTGATATACCATTTCCACCATTATCTAAGTTATTAAAAGAAAGTAACCTTATTGGTTATAAGGTTAAATATAATATTACAGAAGACTTCTTTTATATGCCAATTGAGAGTGAAACTAATAGAATTTTAAAAATATTTCCATATTCTATATCAGAAGAACTTGAATTTAGTGATATAAATCTCGATCCAATATTTATAGTTAATAAAAACTTATATGTCTTGGATAATGAAGATTCTAATTAAATATCAACACACTCTGTAAATTCATATTTATTATATATACATCTTCTTCACTTATATCATTTAGATTTCCAATTATTATATCATCCTCATTTATAGTAACTTGATTACTTGTAACATTTATATATTTGTCATTAACTTTGATAATATCATTTTCTTTTATTTTTGATATATTTTTAATTTTAACATATTTACCATCTTCATTATTTTCTATTTTGCCCTTAATTATATCAGACATATAATTAATATTTCCATATATACTTGTTATATTTATGGATAATTCACCACTATTTGTCTTAACATTATTAATATCATTTTCTTCTGGTTCATATACTGCATATTTATAGTTATTAAAATCATACGTTTTTATACAGTACATGTGTATATCTAATTCTAATTCAGGTATACTCAATTTAAGAATAGGTATTGTAAAATGTAATGTATTTTCAATAGGTAGTATACATCTAACAAATTTATGAATTTGCTTTACATTAGATACTTTAAAATTATATAAATTAGAATCTTCTTTATTTGTTCTATAAAATGATGATACTATAATATTTTCTTTAAAATTATTACTATGTATGTCTTTAAAACTCATTGATATATTTGTTTCTTTTGGTTTATTATCTAATATGTCCTTAAAATCATTTATAGTATTAATAGGTGTTTCTGGTTGATTAATGGGTGTTTTTGGTTGATTAATAGGTGTTTCTATGACTTCTGGAGTAGTTTTTACTTTGATATCATTGGTTTTACTATCATCGGGTATTATTTCTCTAGATTGAACAAAATTATTATATATACTCATAATATGTTCTTTTTCATTATCATTTGATTTATTATCTGTTTTTACTGCATCAGGTTTTTTCTTTTCTTTTTTAGAAAGTAGATCTTCAAATGATAATTCTTCATTATTATTAATAGGTGTTTCCCTTATAGATGTTTCTTTAATAGGTGTTTCTTTGATGGGTGTTTCTCTGATTTGTGTTTTGTTAATGGGTGTTTCTCTTATGGGTGTTTCTCTTATGGATGTTTCTCTTATGGGTGTTTCTCTTACAGGTGTTTCTCTAATGGGTGTTTTATTAATGGGTGTTTCTCTGTCTGATGTTTTCATAATTGAATTATTTTCATTTGTTATTTTTTTAGTTTGTTCTTTAAATTTTGTAAAATTTATCTTTGAATGACTAATATTTTCATTTTTTTGTTTTATATCTTTTAAAAAATGACCTAATACAGATTTTAAAACTTCTTTGTTTATAGTTGGTAAATCAGTTGATCTAGTCTGTATAAATATTTCCCTTAATTTATTGTTAAAATAATTAAAATAATCCATGTTATTTATTATATTTGTACCTGTATTCTTCTTAATTAAATCATCTAATAATTGATATAAATGATTTATGTTATTATCACTATGAAATTTATCATATAAAGAACTCATATTAAAAATAATATTAAATATTTTTATGTATAACGCGCTAGTTATAAAAACGGGTATTTTTTTGGGCGCAGATCGCTCCGTGGCCGCAACGACTATGCGAATCCTGTCAATCGTGGCCGCTACCATCTCAGAGCCACGGGGTCCGCAACGTATGCCGCGGATCCATGAATGTTGCACGTTTGGGAGAGTCGACCCCAAACGGTTCAAAAATAGCATTTGGATCATTTGGTGCTGGAACTGGAGCATTACCATTGGCATTGCCATTGCCATTGCCATTGCCATTGCCATTGCCATTGCTATTGCCATTGCCATTTCTATTACCACGGCGTTTACGGTCATTGGAATTATTTTTATTGCCCATTAAGACACCCCACGAATCTGGACCAGCAGCACCCCAGCCAGCTCTGAATATATTAAATATAGTCCATATACCTAATATAGCTACACCAATACCAAATAAGAATGCAAATACCATCGTCGAATATTTAAGAATATCTTCACCCCAAGCTCCTCCTTTCATTTTATTATATATATTATATTATATTTTTATTTTAGATTAATTAGGATACAAAATTCGTATAATGCCCTGGTAAAAACTTAGTATTTGGGTTGAAATTTAAATTATTCATGGTTAATTCTCTAATTTTATTATTTATAATACTTTCATATTCAAGAACCTGAGAAATTGAAACTTGTCTTGTATTTAAATTATTTGATTTTTTAGATGTATAAGGCATAGTCCCCTGTGCAGAAGGATTATATGGTTCGGGCTGTAGTTCTTCAACCATATTATTTCTAGTTAAACCTAAATCATCAAACATATTCCCAAATTGTCTTGATAATAATGGTGATTCTGGATCGCAAGAAGGGCATGGTTGACATGTTTGTTGTGTTGCTAAAAAAGATCTTAAATTTTGTTCCATATACTATTATTCTATAAAAAATATATTTCTAAATTTTTCAATATATTCATCTGATTTTTTCTTTTTAATATAATCATAAAAATCTTTCTCTTCAACCATATATATTATAAAATGAATTGTATATATACCACATTCTGTATTACCAGTTTGATGTTGTATATCATTACATAAATATGTAAAATTTATATTTTCTTTTTTCCCCTGTTCTATAATAATATTTATTAATTCTTCAACTTCTTTTGGTGGAGGATCTCCAGTTGAATCAAAAAAATATATAGTTGGAACATCTAAGTTTATGCCCTTACAATCCACATATAAACTTATCCAATGTTCACCTGATTCATTGTGTGGATCTGTATTAAATACAAATCCTAATTTTGTTTCTTTATTATTTAAATGAGTCTTTAAATTAAACTTACATAATTCATCAACCTTACATATATTTCCTTCCTTTAGTTTAAAATCTATAGCAGTTGGTCCATGAAGGTGGAATTCTGGATAAGCTTCTGAGTATTGTTTTAATACTTTTTCAATATCAATATTGCTTAACCATTCATTTTTATTATTTTTCCATGATTTTGGCATCTTAGGTTTAAAACTTTTTGTAAATCTTTCTAATTTTTCCTTAGGTAGCTCCTCAATAATAGTATTCATACTTAGTAAAACTGTTTCATTACTATTTTTATTATTTTCTTTTAATATCTTTAGTATATCTTTGTGCATAGATTTAGGTGACTTAGTTATATCTATATCTCCATTCAATTTTTTATTAAATATAATTGCAATATCTTTAATTATATCTTCATCTATACAAGTATTGGAATTATTCCCTTTAATTGGAGAACATTTACTTTTATTATCCATAATATAAATTATATTTTATTTTTAATTTGAAAATATATATAAAAAATAATTAATAAAAGAGATATATTACTATGATTGTAGCTGAAGCACGATATGAATTAATTAAATTAGTTGATGAATTGGTACACTCGTATAGTGAAGCAATTGATGCTAACAAAGATACTACAAATAAAGGCAAAGAATTAGTTGATGAACTAAATATGCAAAATAAATTACAATTAGAAGAACTGAAAGATAAAGAAAAGATTATAAGTGGTCTTAATAAAAAATGTTATGAATATGAATGCATGATTAATAAATGGCAAGATGAAAAAATTGCTCAAGAAGAAGAAAAAATTTGTAATGACAAAGTTTCAATTGTAGTTAGTCAAGCAAATGAAATTGAAAAGAAAGATCAATATATTGAACAACTCGAACGAAAAATTAAGAAATATGAAAACAAGCCGAAAGATAAAGGTAAAATAAAAAATAATATAGATTTAATTATAAATGAACCAGAGGTTAAAGTAGAACCAGAGGTTAAAGTAGAACCAGAGGTTAAAGTAGAACCAGAGGTTAAAGTAGAACCAGAGGTTAAAGTAGAACCAGAG